CGGATTTCACTCTCAGCACATTGGCCTCGGATAAGTCGCGTCCCTCTTCCCGCCTCAAATCAGCAAGCGATTTCGTGCGGTCCAGAAATGCGGTAACGGTAGCAAGCGCCGCCTCCGCCTCTTGGGTGTAGGTCGTTCCTTCGGATTTGATATAAGGGGTTCCAGTGTTGTTTCCGGCCCCTCTCAGAACAGGGGATGACTCGAACGGATCAACCTTTTTGAGAATACGGCTGACGGCATGGCCCTCAAACTCGGTATCTCGGTCAAACTCTGTCGGGCTGAATCCGTAAGACCACTCTTGAAGGTGTGGGGCAAACTTCACCGTCTCATAATGCTCCCGCCCGGTCACGGTCTGAAGGTTGAATTCGCCATCAACAAAAACGTCATTCTTTTTGGTTCGGATGGTTCCTTTTCCAACTGGAAGCCCTCCATCCCATGAGCCATGTTGATAACTTGATATCAATATCTCTTTCCCTTCAGGGAATGCTCCCGGAAGCGTCACGTCACCGTCTTTGTCGATCACGTTTAGCTCTGCGATCTTGGCGATAAAAACCCCTGGCTTGTCCGCCTTCAGCTCGCAGCCTGTAAAATACTTGCGCTCGATTTCCATGTTTCACCTCCGGTTTTTGCTGGTACTATTTGGCAGTCACAACCTTATGTTAACATTAACCAATTAGTGTGTTACTATGCAGGTACGATCTGACAATCGCAATTATGCACTATAATATTACTCGCTAGGTAATAATGATCTTTTGTATGGAGGTTAAAAACTAAACCATGAAACAGATAACTCTTGACGCTAATGACTTTGTCCCTAACTATCTTGCCGGAGAATCTATCCTCAAGATCGCTGAACGATACGGGGTTTCCAGACAGATCATTAGAAAATACCTCACTGAATCTGGAATACCTATCCGTCACATTAGCGAATGCACCCGCCTGCATTGGGGAACTTTGACTACCGATGAGAGACGGCACCAAGTCGCTGCTGCTCATAGAAGCACCAATGGCCGCAAGATGTCTACCACAGACCTTGCTAAGGCCGCCATAGGGCGCCAGTTCAGTCAATCCAGCGTATCCGACACGGAGATAAGATTCGCTAAGTTGCTTATTGAAAGAGGATGCGCCTTCACTCCCCAGCTTGCTATTGGCCCTTATAATTGTGACTTTGCTATCTATCCCGTCGCCGTGGAAATCTTCGGAGGAGCCTGGCACTGGTACGGAAATCATCTGGCTAGGACTGCAAAACGATTCCGCTATATTATGGATCAAGGATGGCACGTTCTTGTTGTCACTGATTACGGCGGCGTGCCCATTAACGATCTTACTGCGGATTACGCTATTTCCTACATTGAGACTGCCCGCCTCAACCCATCCGGTGTCCGTCAGTACAGGGTGATTAGGGGTGCAGGCCAATTTGTTGCCGGAGGCAGTGCGGATGACGACGAGATTTCCATCGTACCAGCGTTCACTGCTCGCCGCAATTCCCTCGGCCAATACGAGAGCGTTCCCAGGTAAGCAACCGGCATGAAGTGGTGGCGTCAATATTGGGCGCCGGACTTTCATCGCTTGCACCGACTGACCGCTA